GCGACGATTTCAGATCCGGTAAGGACCTGCGTGACGGTTCCGGGACCACCGGAAACAACCACGAACTCACGATATGGACCTTTCAGAGTAGCTCGGTCTACGTTGCCCCGTTTCACAACCCGTTCCATGAGGGGGTGCCAAAGGGAGAACAATTCCGAGTACCCAGGAGCAAGATCCTGTAGTGCGGTTGCGACTACATCAGGACTAATTGCCATCTTCTATTTCCTCTTAGGGTGACGGGGTTTGAGGGACATCCCTCACTATCTCCTGCCCCCACCATGCACAGAAAATGCACGACGAGCAGCAAGAAGTCTCATTTCATCCAACGAATCGACATCACCCATTGACTTCTTTGCGACCTGGGGTCGAGAAGAACGGGTAGCACCATTCGTAATCTTCGCTCCCGCACGGGGAGCCTTGGCTTTCGCCTCAGCCTTCGCCTTTGCGGCTGTGGCTGCCACTTCTTCCGGAGAGGGAGAAGTGGGTTGGGACTTGACTTCTTCAAGCTCTGCGTGTGCCTTCGCTAACTTGAGTGCGTATTGATCGGAGACTCCATCCTTCTTTGCATCGATGGCAATTTGGATGATCTCCTCTGGGAATGCCATAAGCTCGGCAGCAACGTAGGCATCCCACATTCCACCGTACTTGTCATCATCTGCAAGAAACTCCGAGAACACTCCCAGACGTTCTCCGTCTTGAGAGAGTTCCTCGTGGTCCTTCCAGAAACGGTCTACATACTCCTGAACAGCTTGAGCTTCTGTTGTTTCAAGAGATTTCTCCAACTCTTTGTAAGCGAGATCTCGCTCCTCGATTTGAGCTTGGAGTTTTTCAAGGTGAGTGCTCATCTGACCGATTCGAGGATCTTCTTCCTCAGAGAGCATCGCGGCGTACATTGCCCGGAGGTTGTTGATCTCCGCGTTACGATCTGCGTAACTGTTCTCGTAGTGAGTTCGAATGCCATTCGCGGTATCGTGGTACTGCGAAGGAAGAGAATCTACTTTCCCGTCCCAAGAATCCCACTCAACTGTGGGCCAGGGATCATCCGCAGCGGTAGGAGCAGGAGCACCAGAAGGGACTGCCGCCGCCCCACCCGCAGACATGCTCGAACCTGCCGTCGCCTGGGAGGGCTCAGGTTGAGCAGCGACAGCCGTATCCGGAGTCGGGGCTGCTGCGGGGGATGGGGAAAGTTCTTCGCTCACGCCATGTCACCGGGAAATGCTTTCGCGGCAGCGTTGTTACGGAGAGAAACAAGATCCATTACCATTGGACCTTCTTCCATTTCCATCCCCATCTCGTCACCCTCTCCCCCCTTCTTCACCAACTCGTATCCGTACTCATCGAACCAAGCAATAAGTTGCTCCGGATCAGCGCCATGCTCTTCAATGGCAGCAGCAAGAGCTTCTGTGGGAGAGGCAAACTCAGTAGTTTCTTCTACTTCAACTTCTACATCCAGAGCGGGCGCTTCTTCTTCAGAACCCTCTTCAGGAGAGATTTCTTCTTCTGCGCCTTCTTCCTCTTCCATGAATGGGAGTTTTTCGTCTGCCATGAAGTCTCCAAAGTTGTTCAGGTTTTACCTGACCGGAATACAGTAGTCAAGAAAAGCATATAGCACTAAGGCCATTCTGCCCAGGGGGTTTCTTTCAAGTCGTGACTTGAATCTTCTTTTCTCCAGAAGCGATAGCTTTTTTCTGGTTCTGTTCTTTTCGAAAGTGGTTCTTTCGATCCTCATGATCTCGAAATCCTTGAACTTTCGCGCTTTGGTCTGCCTGATTGCGAACTGAATCGTAATAGTTAGTCCATCGAGCATCGTTCTTACTCACGATTGCGCGATCTTTCCGTCGAGCGAAATAAGCTCTTTTCTCCTCGGGAGAAGCAAAGTTCTGTCCGATCTGATCAATCTCTAAAGTTTTAGTAGGGAGAGGACCGATAATACCAGGAGCGGAGCGAATGAGGGTTTTGGCACGCTTAGAGCAAGAAGGACAAATCAATCCGTCTTGTTTGATGTACTCGCTAACCTTCATGATGTCTTCGAACTCTCCACAAGAGTCGCATTTTCCAGTGTAGGTGGGCATTATTGGTTCCTCGGAATGTTCGGGTTCAACTCAAAAGGGGCTCCTCCGAACCCGGTAAGGGGACTTCCCTCACCACCACCCGGGCCAAAGCCTGCGGGATTGGGAGGAAGAGGAGGCTCCGCTCCGGGAGGAAGTGCGCCTGTTGCGATAGTATCTTCTCCTCCGGGACCTCCTGGACCCATCATCGCCTGACCTTTTGCAGCCTCGGCCTCTTGGGCAGCTTGTTGTGCTTCTTGTTCAAGTTGGTCAGTGCTTTTGAGGACATCCTGCATCTGTAGTAACTCTGCGAGTTTACGAACGAGGGTGTTCTGATCAACTTGTGGGCTCTCCTGGAGAAGCGGGAAGAACTGTTGCAGGTTCCGAAGTTGGACCAGACGGTTGTTCTCAGTTGGTGAGTAGGGGACAGCACTGTAGTCATAGTCCAGAGGCTCCTCTCCTCGATTAGCCAGGAGTTCCCGAGCCATCATAGAAGCGCGAGTGATTTCAACAACTTGAGCATCGGCAAGGAGTCGAACAGGAAGGATCTCGTCCTCAGCGAGAAACTCTTCGTAGAGCCCGATGATGGCCTGAGACTGCCAAGAAATCATGTCGTAGATTTCTTTCTGCCTGCGACCGTTGCGAGTCCTTGTCGCAGTATCTGCCAACGCGACCTCGGTTGCCACGTCAGATACACCGACAACTCCCCGAGAGTATTGCGGAATACCCAAGATAAATTCAATGATTTGGATGCACCTGTCTCGGGTTGCGATGAACTCCGGGGAAAGGCTTGGGGTCTGGGTGTGTCCGATGATGTCTTGGATGGACGCATTTGCTTTTCCTGCAACCTCTACGATTGAGCCCGGGGATGTGGCATTCCGTAACTGACTTCGAATATGTTCCGGATTGTCTACCAGTCCGGAGTTGAGCATCGTGACGGGGATCGCTGTTTGAGCGAACCAAAGCATCAGGGTATCCAACTCATTGAGGCGCTCAAGGATTGGACGAATCAAGGAAACATCGCTCAATCCTCCAATATCCTGGAGGTTGTCATTGAAAGAGAGTCGGTAGAAAGGATTACGGACGAATCGGTACGGAAGTTCTCCCGCAAACAACGGCTCTTCTTCCTCTTCGAGGTAGTGGTAGTACCTCCCCTCTCCTGTGAAATCATAAACTTCGTAGACAGTTACCCACTCGAAGACCTCTTTCGAGGAGTCGTTCATGAGAGATTGGTCTTTCTGACGATCTCGAAGCCACTCGGGATAGCCACCAAATGAAGCCTTATCCGCGACTTTTGGATTGTAGGCGCGGTCGGCTTTGTCGCCTTTTCCCTTGATTCGAGAATTGAAATCTTCCCGAGTGAGAACTGTAACTTCGATGATATATCGAATGTCTTCCCATCTCTCCGCTGTGAGATCAAACCAAACGTGACGGAGGTCAACAACGAGAAAGTCGGGGGAACGCTTCCGGAAGTTCCAAACTACTTTCACAAAAGACCGAGGATAAACACTCGCCATCGTTGCCGCACGCCAATGAATGCGGTGGGCACCCGAACGGCGGAAGGTGTCATTGATGAGAGCTTCCCGATACTTCGCGGGCTCATGGAGATGGCGACGTCGGGCGTTTACCGTAACTTCTGGATTGTTGGGGCAAATGTTTGCGACCATCGTATCCACGAAAGCATACGGATAATTTGTCTCCATGCTGAGATCATCAGTCTGATCTACAGGACTTCCCGCACCTTGAGGAAGGTCTTGAGAATAGTTGCCCGAGGCATCGCTTGTGTACCAGGATCGAACCTTGTCCCACTCTCGTTGATCAATAAAGGATCGACCCTTATGGGTGTCGATCAATCCGGTAATCTGCTTCTTTGTAAGCATCAGGCTTCTTCCTCGTCGTATTCATAAGGGTTCGGAAAGGGATTCGTCGGCCTGACCGGCTGCTCTTCTTGCCCAGGTGGGGGCGGCGCTTCCGGAAGTGCTCCCTCGCTCAAGTCTTGTTGGGAAGGCTTCATCGCTTCCCGCGTTCTTTTTTGGATTTGCCCCAGGGCATAAGACCGGAGCAAACTCAGCGTATCAGGAGCCGTTAGTTCATCCGGCTTCTCAAAAGGAGGGATCTCGTCAGCGGCCATCGAATTTCATCGCCTCCTTCAATGTGATCCCAGGATTTCCTTGAGCAGGAATGAGGGTGATCAAGGAGTAGAGTTCTTCCAATACAGGAGAAACTTCTTCCAGGTTCATCTGGAGTGTCCCATACTTCGAGAAAAAACTCATAGGAACGGTGAGTTTGAGGCCAGGAGCGAGGTCCACAATCGCGACATCTCGTTGGGGATCCCGATAGATTTCAAGAGCTTCGCTCATTTTTTTCTCCGCCGTACAGATCGATAGGTTGGGCGAGATCTGGCCGGTACTTTGTCTTCTGAGAGTTTCTTACGATACCGCTCTTGGTCATCGTAACTCATCCCAGTAAACATGAGCACATTCGTTTCCTCCTTCTTCACTCCGGGCTTGTCTCGAACGGGAAGATAGCGAGCACCGACAACAGCCATCATCAAAGCAGAAACTTTATCCCAATGGTGTCGATCTCGGCGTCGATTGCTGGAAGACCCCCTAAGAATCTCCGCCGCAGCGGATTCCTCGGTGCGTTTGTCGTTTTTATAGGTTTGAAGCTGTTGGAGAAGATCTCTGTCGTTCAAAACCAGTTCATCCATCAATGCGTCGATTACCCAGCCTGTTGCTTGGTCAAGAGACTTGGATGTAGTAGTAAAACCGGCCTTGAACTTCGCTTCATAGTACAAATTTGGATAATCTCGGTCATCCAACAGGGCTAAGACAGATTGACCTACACCATTGGACTCAACGCAAATTAGTGCCTTATTGTAGCGGTTTGCGATCCTCACAAGTTGATTTGTGAAGGAAAGTGGGTCGATATGCTCTGCGAAACACGCAACCTGGGTCCATTCTCCCCGCCAGCACTTCAAAACCTGGAAAGAAGCGTGATCTCGGGCCGCATATCCACTCGGATCCACCCCGATTGCGTAAATTGCGCCCTCTTGGGGGGCTTCGTACTCCTGATAAGGCCCGGTCCAGGGTTTTAGGTCGGCTTGAAGGTGCTTTTTGAGGGCATGTTCGGGAATTGCGGAGTTTGCCGACGCAATCCAGCAAGAAATGTCGTCGAACGGGTACATCACTCCGAACATTTCGGGATTTCGTCGAACTTCCGGGTCCGTATCCATGATGAAACGGCGAAAAGTGAGATTGTCGGTAGTCAACCCTTGGGGACCATAGCGATTTAGGAGACCAACCTCTTCATTTGTGGGCTGAAAGTCCTTTGGAGTCGCCCGAGAGTTGAGCTTTCCATCCCAAAACGGAAAAAATACAGCTTTGTGCCTACCCGCTCCCGCCTTAGCCATCACATAGTGCTCATGCCAAGCACAGTTTCGCTCCCAAGGGGTAGCCTCGAAGACTACAAGCGCCTCACGCCTGTTGATGAGCGACGGGTTGATGAGAAACATTGATCCGTTGAAGTCTGACCAAAGATGGCACTCGGAAGCATGGAAAGAGTCAGGAGACTGCCCAACACCAACCGCTCCCGACTCGGCAGAAAGGACACGCATCTTTCCCCCCTGGAGGGGGTCGAACGTGAGTTGCCTACTTTCCCGTGTCGCCATTGACCGGGACCGGAGGGCTTCCGGCCACCGTTGGTGCAAATAGTGAACACGTTTATGGAGGTAGTCAGCACGGTCACGGTTGTCCGCAATACAAACGTGGTCCCAGCCCGGGATGAAGGCTGCTTTGCAATAGGCCGCGTATTCTGTCGTGAGACTTTTTCCCGCCTGACGGTAGCCCAGGAGGGTAAGAAAGACCGTTTCTCCCGAGGGGAGTCTTGGGGGGTTCGACATATAGTCGAGGACTTCCGTTTGAAGTTTTCCCGTAATCGCTGTCGGACTATATTTGACGAACCGTCCTGTCTTCTGATCATGAACTTCTCCAAATGCAGCGAGGGCATGCGCCGGAGACCGGAGCGTATTTAGAAGCTGCGCTGCATTCGTTTGACTCATGTACTACCCGACAGGAGCAGGAGTGGGAGTAGGAGTGGGAGCAGGCTGGCCCTGGTTGGATTGCTGAATCTTGCCTACCATCGCGTCAAGATTCTCTTTCCCCCTCTTTTTCGCCTCTGGGTCTTCTTTGGCTTTCCGCACTTTCTGGGCCTCTGCCATCTCTTGGTTTACTTGACTTGCCCGAGAGGCTGCCGATTCCCGAAGGGCGGTAAGGGCATCTTTCCCCGGACGTGACTCTTGGGCACTGGCGACTGTAAGAGGAGGACGTTGCATTTATTCCCCCTCTCTTTTGAAGTCCCGCTTCGGCATCTCAAAGCGTCGCGGTGCTTCACCGAAGTCCCTACGCTCAATCTCCCTTGTAGTAGGGGAGGGAAAGGGAGAGCCACCCCTTTGGATGTCTTCTATCCAGTCACGCGATCCAAAACTGGGTCTTCTATAGCTGGGTCTTTCCCGGGGAGCATTATTCTCTGCGGCAGCCTTTCGTAGGGCGGCGGGATCATCTGATTCTGGAAACCGTTCTCTCGCAGAACCCAACGTAATGCCAGGACCCACATGAGTTTGACCCTGCGGAACAGGGGGTTGGCTCGGGCGGTTCTTGCCGAGGCGCATATGAGGCTCATTGTAGAAATCTTGGTCATGGGGCCTCGACTTGACGTCGTATCCCTCCCTCCGCATGTTCATGTCCGCAGTAGAAGACATCCTATTAGGGTAAATCTCACTGCCCTCCAGGCGAGCTTCCATTGCTCGAAGCTCATTCTGTCGATCATACTTTTGTCGAGTTTCAGGAAGAGAGGCATCAAGGCTCATCTCTACCGCCCAGTCCTGAAAATCTTGCTCGGCCTTTTGAGCAGCCAATTCTTCTTTTGTGGGAGGAAACTCTTCTGGTCCGACCATCCATGCTTCTTCATCAGAAGTTAGCTCTTCTCCCCGATCCAACTTCTCCGCCACTCGGATTTGCGAGTCCATCTCCTCCTGAGAGACTGGTTCTCCTCCGATCAGATTCATTACACTCTCGACGTCAGATCCAGAAGTGCCCAGTGCTCGGCTGGCTGCTGCTTCTCTTTGACGACGAGTCTCGTCTGCTTGGGTTGTACTTGATGGCACTTTACTCTCCTACGGTATTTCTGATGGTAATTCGATCATTCTTTTTTTGCCCTTTCCCGGGCTACTGCCCGACGTGCTGCTTCTCGACGCATCTCTGCGGGAGTGCCCCAAATTGGGTCTTCCCCGCCAAGACCACTCGGATTGACCGCTATTGGAATTTCTTCCTCTTCTTCGTCAGATCCTACAATAGCACGGCCAAGGTAGCCCAGGCCTTTGCCGATTGCCCCCACGACATCGCCTCCGACTCGCGCAAGTCGGGTTCCGGCTGAGGGGGGGAGTCCTGCTCGCTCTTCTAAGGATTCGACTTCAGTCATAGCTTCGAAGCCAGAACCTAAAGCCCCCAGTCCTTCTACTCCCTCGCCCACATACTTGCGAGTTCCTCCGACAGGACCTTCTTCCGCCACATCCTGGGCGTAGGCTGCGCCTTCATAGAGAGTAGCCAACGGAGTAGCAACTGCTGCGAGCCTTCCCATCCCTCGGAGGAGCGCCTTCGCAGAACTGATTCTTCTTCTTGCATCACGTCCACTCGGAGAAGAAGGGTTGAGGTCAGAGAGCCTGCGTTCTTGTTGGTGAATCTCTCGACGAAGCTCTCCCTCCCGCAGGCGAGCTTTTTCCTCCAGATCTCTTTCAAGGGCCGGGGTATCTAATGGTTCTCCCCCAGTAGCCTCCCCAATCGTCCTACGCGCTGTTTCTCTTTGAGCCTCGACGGTAGAGGGATGGAGGAGGACTTTGCTTTTTCTTCCAGAAGCAGTCTGCCCAAGACGCTCCGCCTGGAGGTCTTCTTGCATATCAAGCAATTCAGAGAGGTCGGCCTGAGATAGGTCTCTGGGAGACTTTCCCGTTAGCGCCAGAACCTTATTTTTCATAGACACGAGAATTTCTTCTTCCTGCGCCATCTCTTCCAGTAGTCCATGAGTCTGGAAGAGTGAAAGATCTGGGCGGCTTCCGCCCTGGAGAAGAGCTATTTCTCGTTGAAGATTCTGGAGCCTCTGGGTAACATCCTGTCCGATTTGGGCTCGCATGTATTGATTTCTTCGAAGGGAATCGACTCTTCGCATCCGAGCCGGAAGACGGGTGTCAATAATATCAACCCCCTCATCCCAAAGAGTGTTTCGAAGTCTTGCAACTTCTGACCAAGTAGCTCCAGCGTCTGCCATCTGCCGAAAACGCGCTAACTTGTCTCGCCAGGAAGCGGTCTCGCGCAAACCTCCTTGCCCGAGTCGACGGGCTTTTTGGCTCATCTCCTCGTCAAGAGTAGCAAGCCCTTCCAGGGCTTCCGCGAGTCTCTCATCCACAGTTACTCTCCTTGAGCTTTCTTACGAGGCGACACTATGGCATCCCTAACGTCAAGAACTTCTGGCTGCATAGCTTCTTCTCCCCCAGCGAGTTGAATGAGTTGCTCAACATAGTTGACTTGGACGTTCTGTTGGTTCTTGGGACCGTTCGCCACAATGCAAGTGTACATAAGTTCGGCCCATTTTCGTAGCTCTGCCGATTGTCCGGCCTTGATTTCTCCACGAGCTACTGATAGACATACAGTCGTCGCGAAATCGACTACCCCGTTCGTACTATGAAGATGGGGAGCCGCCTTTGCGAGAAAAGTAGCAGGCAAAGACTCTTCATTTATCAAGGCTTGGATACGCAACTCCTCCAGAGCCTCGGGACTTAGCAGGCTTTGATTATCTTCTGGAACAGAAGTAATCTTCGATAATGCAGTTTCAACCTGGGTTTTCGTCGGTTCCTTTTCGTCCCTCTCAAGCCCTGGGATAGGAGTATCTTCATTATTCATAGTTTTAGTCTCCCTTCATACTCAAAATCCCACCCTTCTCTTTGCATCTTCCTGCGCTCTTTTCGAGTTGGGTACTTCTCTATTCCTATCACATTCCACCATACATTCCCGCGAGAACCTTCTCGATGCCTT